TGAAAGTCTTAATAAAATTAATAACTCTTTATATCATTCGTGATATATTGGAAGTTAATCAAGTTAAGAACCCCTTGCCTTTAGGCTTGGGAGTTTCAGATAGAATAAAATATGACATATCATCTGCATTAAAATTCAACAAAGATAATGCGGAGGCACTAGTAGAATTATTAGATTATATTGATAGTGAATTATATGACGTAGTAGATGAGATAGAACAAGCTAAAGAAAGTGGAATAAGTATGGAAGCCAGATTGGAAAAATATAAAGATGCTATTGAAGATTTAGGCTTCCAAAGAGTTAATGAATAAATTGAAATTATTATTATTTAAAAGAGGTGGATAATTTGGTGAAAATAAGTTTTGAATGTACGATTGCAGGTGAAAAGTTAAGTGGAAGTTTTGTTACTGATGATACGAATGGGGATAGTTTTATATTATCAAAATACAAGGAAGAAATAATAAAAGATGTAATTAACAGAAGCTTAGAAATTACAGGATATTCATATGAAATATTGTTAAGTGAATACAATGCGTAACTTGTATATATTACGCAATAAGAAAGAGGGAGTGATATGTATGAAACAAAAATTTAATTTTGTATTTTGTAAACATCATAGCAATACAGAAT